TGCCTATCATGTTTGTGCCCTCACGATATAGCGAGAATGGCATCGACACGCTTTCGGCTGCGCTCATATAGCTGACGTCGGGCAGCACGTCGCTCGATTCGGCTGGGCGTATCTTGTAGCTCTGATACAGCTCGTTGTTGGTTATCAAGTCCAGACGGATGCGAGTGAAGAACAGCAGCTTGGCCGTGGGGAATGGATATGTGGTGTTATAAAATAGTTTAAACTCCACCTCGATGTAGTTGGCGGCGATGGTCATCGTGGTGTGGATGTTGTCGCGGATGGCATCGTCGGGCTCCAGATTCGCGATAAATTCTCCGATGGATATGTCGTAGTCCAGCTGCCAGTGGCGTCCGGCTGTCTTGGTGTAGTAGCGCACCTTAAACAGAGTGGCGTCTGATACCGTTGCGGGATCGAGGGCGCAAAGTATGCCTTCTTCGTCGCCGAGTGCTATTGCATAGTTTCCGTAGGCTGCGTGGTGGTTTGCATCAAATACCACAGTACCTCCCGTCACTTGCACCTCGTTTGTCACGGGGTTAAGGTTGCAGACACTTGTATTGTATCTGTCGCCGTAACCCGAAACGCTCACAAATCGCGTGCGCTCCAGCCCGCACTCCACGCCGTCCTCCAGTTCGCCATCGTAGTCTATCTCGATGCTGTCGGTTGGCAGCAGCATGCTCTGCTTGGCGCTGTCGTCTTGATAGGTGAACCAGTTGGTGAGTGGGAACACTGTGTCGGTTGGCGATGGCACCACGCTCTTGTAGTTCGCGTCGCCTATGTGCCCCACTGTGTATTGGTCGTATAGTCCCATATGGTCGAACATCGTGAACATAAGCGCGTTCGGTGTGTCGTGTACCATCCATCCAAATGCCTTACAGATTCCCTCGATATAATACCAATACGTTTCGGCACCCATGAATACGCTCTCGGTGGCGGCTGCGATGGAGTGGTGATAGTTCTCGTTCCAAGGCGAAGCGATGAGCGAGAATATCTCCAGACTGAAGTCGATGTCGGTGATGTGTGGCAGATATACGTGGGTATAGGCTGCACCCAGTCCGGTGATCACTGTATCAAGCAGTTGGCCGAGGGTTTTCACCACAGGCGGGTAGATGGTGCCGAATCTCAGCTTGTCGGCGATGCCGAGTGGCGACAATACCGGCAGACTTACCACACGAGGGTAGGCCGTCCAATCCACATCGAACGACTGCACCTGGATATATCCGCAGAAGTTGAGCGATGTGCCGTAGTAGAACTCCACGTATCGCTGCTTGTCGGTGGTGGGGTAGATGTCGGCCATCTGTGTGGCGTTTTCCTCTATCACATTTATATATCCCGTGCGATAGCGCACCACATCGTTCAGCAGGTCGCTGCCGTTGCCCTCTTCGTAGTAGAATGGCTCTGCGTCGCCCTTCAGGGTGGTCACACTTCCTGTCCACCCGTCGTCGTAGATGTCAACACGGCAGTCGGTGCCGTTCAGACTCTTAAATGGTAAAGTCCATCTTTTTGCTCGTGCCATACTTTATTTGAAATTAGTGGTTACATACTCGCCGCGACCTGTTCTGCGGCCGTTGTTGTTAAGTACCAGGCGTATCTGTTCGCCGGTGATGATGGCGGAGAGCTGCATTGCTCCGAGTCCACCATTCAGGGCACTTGCCAGCACGCCTTGCTGACTACGGTTGAGCACCAGTTCGCCCGCATTCAAAAGTGCCGGAATTTGATCTCCGCTGTATGTGTTGCCGTCCACATATCCATTGGCTGCGCGAACGATACCGCCATTTGCAAATGGAAGGAAATTGGTAGCAGTATTTGCAATCACTGCCGACGTGAGAGTACCGAGTGCCACGGTGTTTGCAGTGATGGCGATGGTGTTAGCGGTCTCAGTGCTTGTGCTGAATATCGAGATAACAGCCTGAACGCCTTGTATTATCGAGATCAATCCCTGGACTACATTTAGTCCCTTCTCTAATTCGGCAGGAAGTTTAACGCCTATACCTTCCAATCCGCCGCGAATACTTGAAAGTCCGCTGAGTGCTTTGTTGAGTTCAACTATTGGGTCTTTTTGCTTTTTGTTGGCTCTGTCGCGTTTTTCTTTATCGGGGTCGTCGATGTAGTCAGCAAGTACTTGCCCGAGTTCTTTGCCCCAGTCGCGTGTCTGCTCGCCTATTCCCATCATCTTGCGCCGTCCCTCGTCGCCGCCCATCATTTCCCATACGCTCAAGAAGTTGGCGTTCGGGACGGCTTTGAATCCCTCGCCGCCATTAAAGGCGATTACTGACGCATCGAAGGCTTTCCTGGTTGTGGTGCGTGAAGTGCTTTGCTTAGGGCTGTGATTAGGTGTGATGACTACATCGCCAAGACCTGTCTGCACCCGCTTTCCGTTGAGCCAGCGACCAGATGCGGTTATATTACCCTGAGCATCGGTGGATTCCCAATATGTTCCATCGGCCATGCGCTGACTGCCACCCGATGATTTTTTATTCGGTTTTTCTTGAACGCCAATGGTTTGCATAAAGCTGTTCCATGCGTTTTTTGCCTCGCCGATGGTTTCAATAGTAAACTGTAAAGCTCCAACAACCTCGGTTTTGATTTTTGTAGCCAATTCGTCCCAACCAGAGAATCCGAGCACGTCCTGCATTGTGTTACCCAACTCCAACATCTGATTGTTTAGTGCCACATTAGCTTTGGCCACACGGTCGGCAGCAGTCTCTACATAGTCGCCGGCCTTGCTCATCTGTTCGCGGATGATTTCACCGACGGCTTTGGTCATGTCGCCAGTTTCCTTCATCTTTTCTTTGATTTCAGCAGCACTCAGTCCGAGGTTGTCAAGTATCATCAGCGATTTACGGCCGAGTCCGGTCACGATTGAGTCCACCATGTAGTCAATGCTCTGACCAGTGTCTTTGGCTTTCTGTTGAGCAAAGGCGAGCATGGTGCCAAGTTCCTCTACAGGCAATTTGAAGTCTTGGAACTTAACAGCCGCCTTCATTAGCTCTAAATCGCTCACAGTACCGTGGGTGGCCTCGCGCAGCCCGTCGAGGATGTCACCACGGCCGAGTCGCTGAAATGCAATGCGCACGCCTTCGCCGGCTCTCGCCAGTTCGATGCCCTGCTTCACCATGTCGCCGAGCTCGCTGACGAATCCGACGCCCGCACCCGCAATCTTGGTCATCACGTTACCACCAAACACTTGCAGCATGCCGCTCAGCTTGTCGCCGCTAAACAGCCCACCGCCACCGCCGCTACCTGCGCCAGCGCTCAGTTGGTTGGTCTGCTTCAGCTCTTGGTTAATCTTTGCCACCTCCTCGGCCACGCCTTGATACTTCTGCTTCATCTGGTCGATGGAGCGGAGATAGTCTTGTCCGATGGTTTTCTTCTGTGCATCGGTCAGGCGGTTGTATTGCATCGTGAGCTGCTCGATGGTGCCCTTGTAGTCGTTCATCTGACCCTTGGCGGTCTTGGCCTGCGAGTCCATCTTGCCCATCATCTGCACGAAGGTCTGCATGCTCTTCGAGTCCTTATTCAAGGCCGACTGCAATCCTCCATTGGCCTGAGTAAAGTTGTCGAGTGCGGTTCTCGCTTTCTTTAGTCCGGCATCCCATTGGCCTGTGCCGACGGCGAGCTCTAATACTGATTTTGCCATATATCGTTATTCTTCTTTAAAAGTTCTCACTAACCACTTTTCCACATATCCGTTCAGGGTGTGGCCGAGCTGCTGCGCTGCTTGCTCCATGTCGGCACCCATGCCGTGGAAGAATGAGCGCGGCGCGATGGCTCCGCGAGCGCCATACGTTGCAGCCGATCCTCGGCCTGTTGGTCCGTAGCTCTTAGCAGTGCGCACATCGGTGCCACCTTCGAGGAATCGCAGAATGAATCCACGATCGGGACCATAATATTCATTGATTTTCTTTGTGCGGTCGCCCACGTGTCGCTGCTTCAGCCATCCGGGCTGATAGTTGCGGGTGCGGCTGCTCATTCGTCCGCGAGGGCTTGCGATGTTGATGTTTCCGCCAAGCTCGTCTTTATACATTCGGCGAAGCACGGCTGATGATGCGCTGCCGGCACCAACGGCGCGAGCCTTCTGCACGGCCTTGGCTCGCTGCACGCCCAGCACCTTGCCGAGCTCCTGACGAACCACCTCGGCAAACCATCCGTCGAAGTTGGCACGGCTCATGGCTCCGCTGCGCACCATCTGCACCTGCATGTTTACGTTGTCGGCCAGTTCCAATCGCTTCAGCACGCTGTTCACCATCTTTTCGAGATTATTCAATCCCGAGAAGTCGGCCATCAGTCCGTCGATGCGTCGGTTGGTAGCGTTCAGTCCTGGTATGTTTGTCTGGTATGCCATACAAAAAACCCCCAACAAAGCGTTGGGGGTTTACCTTATTGTGCATGGAGTTCGTTGTAGCGCCGCATCTCCTCTTGCATTCTTTTAATGTCGTCGTCGGAGGGTAGGTGGTTGTCGCCTTCGGCTGCGGGCACCTCGTCGTCCCAGGGGAATCGGATGAGGTCGGCGGGCGAGTAGATGCCCGCTTTCTTCAGGTCGGCCATGCTCACGCTCATTAGGTTGAACGTCTGCCAGCGCACTGCGCTCCATAGGTTGCGGGCGCGTCGGTGGTAGCCTCGCAGTATGGCTTGCACCTCCCACCATCGCAGCTCATACAGAAACTCGTGCCGGCTTATTCCAATCTCGCCCACAAGCATCGAATAAAGCTCGTGGGCGCTAATTAGTTTTTTTCTCCCTGGCCATCTTCGGTGGTTGGTGTCTCGGATTTCTCCTCGGCCTCGGTGTCTTTGAAGAAGTAGCCCATCAGCTCCGATACGATGACAAATGCGTCGGCTATCTGCTTGTAGGCTTCGAGGTTCTTGGCGCCGAGAATGTCATCGACGCTGATGTTGGTGTTCTCGTCGGCGGTGAATGCGGCTGCCACTATCAGCGCCACCTGCTCTTTCACGGTCTTGAACGATGCCTCGAAGAACGACTTGCCCTCGGTTATCTCCTCGTAGCCCATGATGGTCTGCAAACTGAATGCTACTGCATACTGCTTGCCATTGATTGTGATTTCTTTCTGTTTCATGATTTCCTTTTGGTTTAATTATTGCTTTGTGATAGTTCGCCGTTGCCGACGAAGTTTGCCTTCCATACAGAAAGCTGATGGTTTGATGCCACCATCTGGAGTTCGGTCAATATGGCATCGCCCGTCACCTGCATGCGGTTGGTCACGGCGTCGCGGTTGTGCTGTCCGCTTGCGCCGGTGGTCTGGCTCATGCGCACCTTGTACGACTGCCCCACGGCGAGGTCGCTCAGTCCCGTGGCTCCAGTGGTGTCGGTGGTTATCAGCGCCTCGGCCGACAGGTTCCATCGGTGTCCCAACACCTCGCGCTCGGCCCATACGTTTTCAGAATCCTTTGAGTCGGCCTCGCCAACCACGGCCACCACGTGCATGATGCACTGCTTGGCGCTGGCGATGCACTTCAGATTCTGTGTGCTGGTGCCCACTAATATGCGGAGGTTCTGCCCTTTGATTGCTGCCATAATTTCCTTGGTGATTAAAAAAGGCCCGCGCCGCCTCATTACGTGCGTGCGGGCCTCGCTGAATATATGTTAATAATTCCGGGATCAACTTAGCGGACCGGTTCCGCTGAACTGCACGGTCAATGTGCTGTTGGCGCGGTTGGGTGCCGTTAGAGAGTAGTCGGTGACATAAGCCTGACCCGACTTCTTGATTGCAGAGTTCTGGCCAGTGCGGTTGTTGGTGCCGGCAGTCACGTCGAATGTCAAAGTCACCACGGTCTTATTGATGATGAGCGACAACAGATCGGTGGGCAGTTCGCCGTTGATGCCATTGTCAGTCAGCGTAACCAGTGAGTCGGTGCTTGCATCCCACGAAAGGCCTGTCACCTCGTTGTTCTGCCAATCGTTGGCATCATCCTTGGTCGACGAGTCCTCGGTAGCAGCCGAGACGTGGAATGTGCAGCTGGTGGCCATTGCTATGCACTTGCCGCCAACCATCACTCGAAGGTTCTGTCCTTTGATTGTACCCATATTGCTTTAAGGATTAGTGCTGCACTGATAGTTCAGAGATTGATAATAACAAGGATTCAGGAAGTCGAACTGTATAGGGGTGGCCGATAGGGTGTAGTTGTTAGGTATCAGCGGCGTCAAGTCCTCCTCGCCCGTGGCGGGTTCGTAGTTCTCGAAGTAGCTAATGATCTGCGCCCTTATCTGCTCCATCAGCGTGCCCAGCGATTCGCGGTCGGCAGCTGCTGCCAATATGCCTATCTGCACCTGGTCGTTCTCGCCCTCGTAGGAGTTGTCCTTGGTGAAT